TGGCGGGGCTCCCGCCAGCGCGCTGCCCAGCAGCGACGGCCAGCTGCGGGTGGTCGGCGTGGTGTCGCGTAACGGCTGCGTCTGCTGCCCGCCCTGGAGCTGCGCCGCCAGCGCCAGCGCCTGTTGCAACACATCGTCCGGCGGAGAGGTGGTGTCTGACATTTAGAAACCTAACAGCCCGGAGGTTTCGCCGCGCTGCACCGGCTGCGCGTGGCCGCTCATCGCCTGCTTGAGATACTCATCGCGGCGCGCATTGAGCATCTGCACCAGGGCGGTGATTGACGGCGTGGTGGGCCGCCCCACGCCAGCCGACTGCGCCGAGCCGGTCACCGGCGGCGGCTGCGGCAGCTGCTGGCCTGGCTGCGGTGTGGCGCCCTTGGACAGATCGCCCAGCGCGCTAGCGATCTTGCCCCAGTCGGTGTCGGTCGAGGGCGCGGGGGTCGGCGTTGTATAGCCGGCCTCCGCCATCCCAGGCGCCACCTTCCAGCCGCCGCCGATATCAACCGCCTGGCTTTGTCCCCAATCATTGCCGCCGCTGCTGCCGCTGCCCCAGCTAAACGGATTCCACCAATCAGCCATTGCCGCTCACTCCGCTACAGTAGCGATATGCCCTTGGCCGCGGCCCCGGAAGCCGCCGAGATGTAATCCAGCAGCCCAGGCGTCTTGGTGGCAGTCGATTGGCCGGTGCCTGTCGTGGTCGTGCTGGTGCCGTACGGCACCGCGCCCAGTGTGCTCAAGAGCGCGTCCAGGCTCTGGTACGGATACTGCTGCTGCTCGTAGAATTGCCCCATCTGGGCGGCCAACTGCGCCTGCTGCTGCTGCTGCTGCGAGCCGCCGATGGCCTGCATCAGCCCGGCCTCTTTCTGCGCCTCGGCCTGCTGCGCGGTGGCCAGCGCCGGCGCCTGCTGCACTGCCGTCATGCCAAGGCCCAGGTTGGTATTGGCAATGCCGCCGGCCTGCGTGGCCGCCTGATTGTAGCCTTGCTGCCCGAGCTGGGCGAGCAGCCCCGCCGCACCATAGCCCTGCTGCGCGGCCTGGCTGGCGAGGTTGTAGGCCGGGTTCAGATTGGCCTGCCAACCCTGTTGCAGCAGATTGCCGATCGCTTGGCCGGTGCCGAGCGCGGCCTGGCTCTCCGCCACGCCCTCGGCCACGCCCTGCCGCGAGCCGCCGAACGCCCCGACATTCGCCGCCTGCCCGGCAATCTTCTGGTTGGCGAGCGCCAATTGCTGCTGCCCGGCCGCCAGCGCTGGATTGATCACCGCACTCTCGTAGGGGCTCATCAACTGCATCGCATTGGCGCCCACCTGGGCCGCCGTGGCCGGGCTGGCGTTCTGCAAGTAGCCACCGAGCAGCCCCTGCGTCGGGGCCATCACGTTCTGATTGTAGTTGCCGTAGAGTTGGCTCGATAGCGCGTTGATCTGGTCCGCGGTCTGTGGCGTCGCCTGGCCGAGCAGCCCGCCATAGACGTTCTGCGACGCCTGATAGGTCGGATCGGCGGCGCCTTGCATCGCGCGCACTTGCTGATAGGCCTGCTGCGTCGCCTGCGGCGTGCCGGCCACGATCTGCCCGGTGTACGGCGTGTAGGGTTGCTGGCTGAGGTTGAAGCCCTGCGCGACCGCGGCCTGCGATGCCTGATCCAGCCAGTCGGGGATGGCGACCTGCGACGTGCCGGAGGTGTTCGTCGTTGTGTTGGTACTACCGCCCTTGCCACCCCCCCCTCGCAGCCCAGCGAATGTCAGGTGGTCCGGTTGGCCGCCTTCATCCCAGTTCATGGCGCCAGTCTCTTGTAAAAATTGAACATGTGTGGCTGAGGCAGCCATCCTCTTGGCGAGGATACTTTTCCCCAACCAAGCCTGCCCGTCGCGGTTGCCATCGAGCATCCCTCACCGAGAGCCCATTCAATGATTTGATCCTCAAGGGCCAACACATCGCGCAGCACACCCGCGAGCAGCCAGAAATGCACGGCCTTTAGTTTCGGAAACGTATGTAGCTCGGTGATGATAAGGCCATCACCGCTGCCATCGGGCGGCCAGAATTGCGCTTTGCCTTCCTTGATGAGTTGTACAACGTCATCGACGGTGTGGGTGTCGCCACCGTAATGCAGCGCCTTTTCCAACCGCGCGCGTTTCTCTGCGCCTGTCAGGCTCATGTCCGCGGCACCAGGGTGGTATGCAGGGCCCCGGCGGTATCGATCTCCAAACGCCAGGTCTGCCCGGACGGATCGATCAGCGCCAGAAAGCGATACGCCGTGCCCTGAATTCCTTGATCGGCCTTCCGACTGATCGCCGCCGCCATCGCCGCCAGCCGCTCATCGACCGAGCCGGCAGTGGGCGCCTGGAACGGCGGAGCGGCATGGTAGGGCCGTGCCATCAGCGCAGCCCCGCCGGCACCACGTCAAGACGTGGGCGCCCGACCTCCCAAGGAACGTCGCGCGTGGCCTCGACCCGCATCCGCACGCTGCGCCCGGAGAAGCGCACATCCATCAACCCATTGTGGATCGCGGTATAGAGGCCGGTGTCATACTCCACCGTGTCGAACGGCTGCTCCTTGGCAAGGAACCGGTAGCCGAACGCCGGGTTGGCCGGATCGGTCACCGCGTCGATCACCACCTGTTTCACGTGAAACCGCTTGTCCCCCTCGCCGATGACGATGGCGCCGCTCTCGATGTAGACCTCGCCGGCCGCCGCCCGCGGGGCGCCATTGTCCAGCATACCGAACTCGTGCTGATAGAGCGCCCCGCCGCCAGTGCCATCAGCGCCGGGGCCGCCCAGCACCGGGTAGTTCATCGTGCCAAGCCGGTCCGCCGCCGTCCGCGTGCGCCGCCCGATCGTCCAGGGATGCGTCGGGCTCGCGTAGTTGACCGCGATGGTGCGGCTGCATTCCTGGCTGGCCTCGTCCGGCCAGTCCCACCACATCTCAGCGAACTGCGGGTTGGCGCTGCCGAACGTCAAGCCGCCCTTGGACGCGTTGATGGTGGCGAAAAACCAGTCCTTCACGTCACACGGAAACACCTGCACGGTGCCGCTGTACATCCAGAAATTCTGCCAACTCGGCCACGCCACCATGTTGCCGATGCTGACCACCGCGCGCGCCGAGAGCGGCCCGCAGCCAGCGCCGATCTGCGCCAAGCCATAGGCATACGGCGCGCCGACATAGCTCAGCATATGCACGTCGTTGGTAGTGAAAATCAGCACCCCCGACGCTACCTTGCACGCGGCGAGTGCCACCGCCTGGGTTTGTAGTTGCAGGCTGCCGGCGAGGTTGGTGACGTCGGGCGTCCAGAGATCGGGATTTTCCTGATCGGACCACGCCACGCGGCGCGGATCATTGGCCGCGCCGTACAGCACCACATGCCGCTGATCGGTCACGATCACGCCGCGGTTGTGCGTCGGTGCGGCAGTGACCAGAGCCGCCGGTGTCGCAGGCGTCAGCGGCGACCAGCGATACAGGCTGCCATCCTGCGTCGGCACCACCAAGAGATCCTCGCCGAACGTGTCCATCGCCCAGCTATCGCCGAGGTTGCCGATGATGCCCGGCGGCACGGCGGTCGATGAGCGCGTCGTCCCATAGAGGTCCGTGCCGTAGGTGTTGAGCCCGTAGCCGGCGAACCCGCCAGGCACCTCGATGCCGCCGACGCCGGCCGGCGTGATGTCGGTGAGTGTCAGCAGATGGAACGAATAGGCGTACAGCCTACTGTCGGTGCCGAATGCCGCCCAGCGATTGCCGGCGTTGTCGTGCCAGGTCAGTACGTCGCGCGGCAGCTCGGCGCATGCACTGCCCGGCAGCAGGATGTTGCCGCCGATCGGCTGTAGCACCTCGCCCCGCCAGCGCACATTGTTCCCGTCGAACCAGCGGCCGGCGGAGGCCTCCGCGGTGGCGTTGCGCACGATGCCGGGCGGCGGGGCTTGTGGTGCCCGCGGCATTCAGCGCGCCCCTTCCAATGCCGCCAGCCGTGCCGATAATTCCTTCACGGCGTTGACCAGCGCGGCGGTAATCGCATCGTAGCCGATCGCCAGCGTCGGATTGTCGCTGTCGAGGCCGCCGGTGCCATCCGCCAATTCGATGCCGAGTGCCGTGACGGCCTCCGGGATGACCTGGCGCACGGCTTGCGCGGAAAGCCCGATCTCCGGGCGTCGTTCAACGACGTCGTTTGTGCTGCACGGCAAGCGGGTAAAGCGGATCGGCTCAAGCCGCAGCACTTCCGCTAAGCCATAAGCGATCGGCGCGACGGCGGTCTTGGTGCGGTCATCGGATATATTCTGATAAGCGCCCAGGCCGCCGCCTGGGCCGCGCACGCTGTAACTCAAACCATCGGAGTAGCGGAACTGGAACGACGTGCCGGCCGGGGTGATCCAGGTTAAATCACCGGTGCTGGTGAGCAGCGTGAAGTAGGCATTGGTATTGAAGAGACAATGACGCTGTATGCCGGAAATCTGCATGCCGCAGCTATTGTCGGTGATGGCGAAAATGCCGTTGGTGCCATAGACGGCACCGGCGGTGGCGTTGCCGGAGATGTTGGCGGTCGGGGCGTTGATCGCGGTGCGCAGGCCGAGCGTGCCGCCCGG